TAACCAACTCTGGCCAAAGACTTTAAGGTTGTTAGACCATGGTTGTTGGATTCAACACCGATCAAAGCGTGATTGTAAAAATAGCCCAAAGCAACCAACACATCCTCACCGAATAGGTCTGGATCAATATGCCCATCCCAATGGGCAACAACGATCCCTGTGTCCGCAGAAATCACATGGGCCGAACTGTAGTCACCATGCCCCAGGCCTTCAGCGACGTCTGCCCCAATCACATAGGATTCGCCTTCTTGAGGCATTTCCCAGATACGGAGAGGACCACCGTCCTCAACGAATCTGAAGACGGTTCTGACGCTGGTTGAACTCAAGTAGCCCTCTTCGGGGACTATTGGTTCAATTTCTCGCAGGACGTCCAAGTCAAAGACTGGACGACCGGAACGAACGAATGCTTCTTCTGGGTCACTTGGGTATTCCTGCGCTAACTGCCAATCTGGCAGGTCACGCTTCTTGGCTTCATACCAAGACTGGTCACGATCTCCAGCTGACCATGGGAAGAAGATTCCTTTGAATCGGTTGGTCGCATTCTGCGAACCAACCCACAGCTGGTGAAAAATGTTTCCCTCACCGTTAGCGGTTGACAGACAGATGACACGTCCACCGACGTCGGCAATTGGTTCGATAGAAGCCCAAGCTTCTTCAGGGTTCGGCAAGAATGCCATTTCGTCAATAACGACACGGTACACGGATTCACCACGTGCCGGATCATTGCCGGAAGGCAAAGATTCAATTGCGGAATCATTAGAGAAAACCATCTTCAACTGGTTATCTGAAACCAGTTCTGGCCCACGGACCTTCATCCACTGGGGCATCATTTTGTAGCCGTATTTTGTTTTCTGCAAAAGCTTGGATGCTTCACGTTCGGTACGACTCAGCATGACAACGAATCGGTCTGCCCAAAAGAATGATTCCCAGAATACGAATGCTGCGGCTAGTGTAGAGAATCCGATCTGGCGTGCTTTGAGAACAATGCTGTAACGCTCCTCGATCCAAGTGCGCACAGTTTCCTCTTGTGCTTCACGAAGAACAAACTTGATGCGACCACGCTCAGGATGGCGGATAGTCCAATAAGTCGAGCAAAAATACGCAAACGCTTCAACAAGTTCGTCTGCCGAACCATTTTCGGGTCCTCTGCATTTGCGCCATTCCTTCTCGTTGAGAAGGTCTGTCAGTTCCATTACTTTGCTCGCTTACGCCCCTGAGAAGCCATTTTCTGAAACTTGGCTTTACCGTACTTCTTGCGACCGATACTGGCTGCCAAAGCCCCAGGGTTCTTGACTCCTTGGGACTTCAGACTTTTCTCAAGCTTGGCGAAACGTCCACCACCGCCAACACGCATTGAGCGTGCCATTAACGGACCTTCTTCTTGACCGCCTTAACAGCCTTTTTCTTGACCACAATACGGCGACCGTATCGAGAGTCCTTGGGATCCAGCCAAGAGTAAACAACTGGGAGCAATGCGGCCACACCTGCATTCAGGATGACGGTCCATTCACGGCTACCGGCCGTGTATGCGGCAATTACTGCGGCTGCAAATACCTTTGCCCATGACTTGAGCATTGCCTGATGTTCTGCTGATACCTTCATTTTTCTCCGATCTACCATTTACCCAGTGGGCATTTGGATGATTTGATTCTGCTTTTTACTGGCATAAAACATTTGCAGACTTTACATTGTGCAAGATGTTTGTTGAACTTTTCGCATTCACGGCAAACATTCATCCGTGTTTTTAAATCTATCGAACTGATTTCCATTCCGATGCCTCATCATCCCAATTGTGCGAAACGATCCAACTACGAGAATCTTCATCCCACTCATATAGGAAATCATCATTTTCTGGGTATGCGATTGGGGAAACCCAATCCAAATCAGAGTTCAACTCCCAGCTAGCGAATGGTGCTGGAAGAATAAAAGAATCGGTGACCTCATCGTAGCGTGAACCAGGTCTAGCAAATGTCTTCCGAATGTTGCCGTTGATGCTGGTACGCAAGCATCGCTGCCCACGGAACCGTGAATAATGCTCTTCCCAGTTGGAAATTCCATCAACGACTTCCCACTCGTTGCGACCAACAATAACTTCGGTCACAATGTTGTTCTCGTCAAGAAATGCGTAGTGTGCCATTAGAAGGTAATCGTCCCTGTTCCACCAGTAAAGGTGTAGATTCGGAAACCACCGTTGGTGGTTGTCGTGTAGGTCAATCCGCCGCTAATTGAAGTAATTACTGCTTCGCTATCGACATAGCGCAAAGCAACAATTCCAGAACCACCAGTTCCACCATAACCAGTTGGGCCACCACAGTCACGGCCGCCACCACCGCCGCCACCACCTGTGTTTGCTCCGCCGTTGCCACCCCAGCCACCACAGCAGTTCGGTTCGGTTCCTGCTCCGCCACCACCGCCACCGGAACCTCCAGGGCATCCAGAACCATTTTGTACACAGTTTGAGGCATCACCCTTACCACCTCCACCACCACGAGTTACAGCAGTTCCGGTAATTGAGTTGCTTAAACCATTACCACCAGTACAGCCAGAGTTGGTGGCACCTGCACCTGCTCCACCGCCACCAGCAGAAACAGTGTATCCCTGTGTTGGTGATGCGCCGTTTCCTGCGCTACCACCATAGTTTCCACCAGCAGTAGATGTAATTGTCGATAGAACAGAGTTGCTTGCAGCACCGCCCACAGTGACCGTATAAGTTGTTCCACGAACGAACTCAATTGGTGCCTCAGCAGAACCGCCACCACCGGTAGTTGCACCGGTCACAGATGTGCGATAACCGCCCGCTCCACCACCGGCACCACCGTTGCCACCACCGTATCCGCCACCAGCAATTACTAGGTACTGAACAGATACGGGAGCTGGTCCGCCACCACGACGGACAGTATCAACCTGGCCCTGGACGCCACGACGACTGCGTGGCGCAAGAGCGCCACCAGCCATTGCTTTACCACCAAAAGTTTCAATTAGTGCTCTAGGCATTGCTACCTACTAGGCGGTAATTCGATTGACGTATCCAGAAATGGTAATGACGTTTGCCGTAGCAGCAAAAGCACGGACAACCAAAGCCGTTGCGTTGCCCTTCAGGATCAGACCCGGAACAATCAGGTACAGACCATTCTCGGCCTTAACGGTGAACTCAATGTCGTCGTCCGGAGAAGTCGTGTTGCCCCACTGGATCGTCAACTTACGGTCGGTCGTGTCCGAGTTGTGAGCATAAATCCACACCTCGTCAAGAGTCGTTGCCGTGGTCGAACCAGTATGGATAGTCGTGCCCGGGGAACTAGTTGCGGCAACCTTGATGGCCTTGCCATCAGTTGAACCGCTCAAAATTTGCTTGGAAAATGTTGCCATACTGAATACTCCGTTCGTTACCTAGAAGATCGCCATTGCGAGAATGAACTGGTCGTCTTCCTTGGCATTCATGACAAATGCCGTGGTTGCGACCTGTGTGGTGCTGGTGCTAACTGCCGCAGTAGGTGCCGCAGGTGTCCCGGTAAAAGTAGGGGAAGCCAGTTTTGCGTATCCCTGACCAACCACATAGGCCGTAGTGGCAACCTGTGTCGTGTTCGTATCAACAGCGGCAGTAGGTGCCGCAGGGGTACCCGTAAAGGTTGGGCTAGCAAGGTTGGCCTTCAGGGCTGAACGAGCCGAAGTGTAGTACAGATTCGTTGCGCCTTCGGCCAAATCATCAGAGTCTGTTGGAATCTGCGAGGTAATAACCGAGGCACTAGCAACAAACTCTGCCACATCGTTCAGGGCAACCTTCTTCGTGGTGGTTGCACTGGTATCGACAACAGGCAAAACATCTGCCCCAGCCAAATCCATTGCCGTAATGGCTGTCAACTGTGAAATTTTACTATCAGCCATTGCCTACCTCCAGCAACACGAAGTCTCCATTCTCTAAGAGCAAATCGTTACCACTCTCAAGCTCAAGGTTCGAAACAACAAAATCGGGATCAGACCAAAAATTATTAGCCAAATCCCCCAAAGTAGTACCCTGAGCACCCTGAGAAACATAGTAATCGTACTGCAAAGAACCACGAAACTGAAGACCCGTAGCCGACCAGTGAGCATACAACAAATCACCAAGCGTATTCCCAGCACTGGGATACAAAGCCTTCAAAGCCACAAACATCGCATCATTAGTCGTTGTCATAATCCCTCATCTTCCTGGGCGACCGTGGCTCACCCTCACAACAAGAATCCTTGTAACCACACTCAGGACAACGCCAACGACAAGCAACCGGAGGATACTGGCAGCCGCACGTCGGACACTCAACACTGGAACTCATACAACTTTCAGCTGAGCCCTAGCAGACTTCTCACGCTCAGCAACAGCAGCAATCAACTGATCCAACTCCTCATCAGACAACTGAGAAGCCTGCTTAGAAGACTGAACCGTCACCGTCGCAGGAGCCATACGATTCGTAGCCTGCAAATACAACTGAGCAGACTTCGTATCACCCTCCAAAGCCTTAGAATACAACGTATCCAAAAGACGCTGGGTACGCTCCGGA